AAATAAAAAATAATATTATTGCGAATAAGGGTTCGGTGCAACAATTAACTGTGTTGCCGGAACATATTCGAAACAAGTATAAGATTGTTTGGGAAATACCTATGAAACATTTGATTGATATGGCGGCAGATAGAGGTGCGTTTATATGTCAAAGTCAGAGTTTAAATTTATGGATGGAAGATCCTGTATATAATAAACTAACATCTATGCATTTCTATGCATGGGAAAAAGGGTTAAAGACGGGTATTTATTATTTACGAAGGAAGGCAAAACATCAAGCACAGCAGTTTACAATTGAACCAACGGAACTTATAAAAGAAGAGGAAGAAATATGTGAAATGTGTTCTGCTTAAACTCCTGATAAAAATACATTAGAGGAAAGGTTCGGCAAGACGCAGGCAACTGTAATAAACCCTAGGTTTTCTGATAAAATTCTCTACAAATTCCAAATGTTCTTCTGTGCCATTTAGTAATCCCGTATTGTCTTATTCCATCCATATGTTTTTTAGAGCCATATCCTTTATTTGAATCAATTCCGTAACGCTCAACCAATTCAGGATTTGCTATACACAATTCTTCTATATATTTATCTCTTTCAACTTTTGCTAAAACAGATGCAGCTGCAATAGATGTATATTTATTATCACCTCCTTCTATCATTTGATATCTTATGTATTCCATTTTTGATAAAGTTTTATTAAACATAGTGTATGGTTTAAAATAATTCCCATCAATTAATAATAGAATATTATGAATATTATAAATATTGATTTCAAATAATTGTTGCAATATACTTTTAATACACTTATGCATTGCTGATTGGGTTGCTTGTAAAATATTTATTTCGTCTATTGTTTGTTCATCTTCATATTCGACAGCCCACATAATGGCATGTTGTTTTATATAGTCAGCTACTGTTTCTATCTTCTTTTTGCTATGAAACTTTTTGCTATCTTTCATTTGGCTATGTTGAAAACTATCATCTTTAGGTAAAACAACTGCACTTGCATAAACTCTTCCAAACATTGGACCTCTTCCCGCTTCGTCTATTCCAATTTCAATAATATTTGTATCATTATTAAACCATTTATTTAAAGGTTCTCGAATAATTCTTTTCTTTTTTACAACACTTGTTTCAATATCTGACTCTAAGGATTTATCTGACTCTAAGTGTTTATCCGACTCTAAGTGTTTATCTAATTTTTGTTTAGAAACAATACTATTCATTATTTCATCATCAGAATCATCATCTTCAAGTATAACTGCACTTACCCAATCGGTGTTTGTTTGTTTAGACATATTAACTATATATTATTATGTATTGAATTAATATATATTTAATTATTTCAATTTTTTCAGAAAATCAATAGTTTCCTTTTTTCTTTACATAAAATATATACAATGAATAATGAATTATTAATACTTTTTATCATTTTATTATTAGGATTAATACTATGTTCTTTTTTAGGCAGAAAATATGAAGGCATGGAAAATGGCTCAATGTATTATGGTCCTAATGGAGCTTCTGCTCAGGTAACAAATGATACTTTAATAATAACTAGTTCTGATGGAACCGTTACAACATATACATCAAGTGAGTCATCAAGCGATACATATATTGGTCCAAATGGAAGAACTGCTACTGTTAAACAAGACTCAAACGGCCACACAGCGGTTCAAGTGAAAGATAGCAATGGAACTGTTGTATTAACACTAACAAATAATACAAATACAGGTGTTGCTACTGCTACTACTCAAAATGGAACAACCATAAGCGATTATGATAACTACAATCATTTTAGCGGAACTTCGGTTCCAGTTATATATTATGGTCCCGATGGAGGAACTGCCAAGGTTATTCAAACCCCAAACAATAATACCATTGTTATAACTAACAAAAATGGAACTACGGAAATTTACTATATTGATAAAAATGCTACTGATCCAAATGTTTCCACCTATTATGGACCAAATGGTGGCTCAGCTAAAATTATTACAGACAGCAACGGAAAACAAGCAGTAGAAATAACAACACCAAGTGGCAGCAAAATTGTCTATACTGGTGATAATATTTATACAAATACGAGTCAAGATGACACGATTAATCAATATGATGTAGACACAAATGGTACTGGAGCTGATGTTACTGCATCTACCTATTATGGACCTTATGGAGGACAAGCTACTACCGTAACTGGACCCGCTGGAAATACTTATTCTACTTATGACTCATCAGCGTATTATAATTCTCTTCCAGAAGGAATCCCTCGTTCACAAATTCCTGCAGGACAAGAAGACTTGTATATTTTAAAGTCGCAAGTTGTGCCTCCTGTTTGCCCAAAGTGCCCTGATCCTATTGTTCAGACAACTGGAGAAACTGATGTGAGCAAATGCCCGCCCTGTCCTGCGTGTGAGCGTTGCGCAGAACCAGCATTTGAATGCAAAAAAGTGCCAAATTATAGCGCATTTAATCAAAATTATATGCCAGTTCCTGTATTGTCTGACTTTTCAAGTTTTGGAATGTAATGTAATGTAATAAAACAAACTTAAAAATAATGCATTAATATATTATAAATGGAACAGATTGATAATATATATAATGAGTTAAGACTAAAAATAGAAGAATTGCAGAATGAGAATAGAGAATTAAGAGAGCATCTAAAAAAATATACGAATGGCAATAATAATAAACGATATTATGAAAAAAATAAAGATAAAATAAAAGAACAAGGTGCGAATTATTTAAAAAAATTATCGGAAGAAAATCCTGAAAAGTTAAAAGAATATAGGAGAAATACTTATATAAAAAAAAAAGAAAAATTAAAAAATGAAATTAAATAATTATGTGTTAAACTACTTAAATATTATTTACTATATACATATATATATTAATGGAAGAAGAAATATGGAAAATAATTGAAGACTTTCCAAATTATGAGGTTAGTAGTTTTGGAAATGTAAGAAACTCCTATACTAAATATATAATGAAATTACGAACAGATTGCTCTGGTTATATAAATATATCATTAATCAACTCAAAGACGAGTAAACACTGTAAGGTTCATCGTTTGGTAGCAAAAACATTTATTCACAATCCTTATAACAAACCTACTGTAAATCACATTGATAGAAACAAATCAAATAACCAAATAGCCAACTTAGAATGGGCAACGATGTCTGAACAAAATTATCATACTGCACAAACATCAAACAAAAAACGCCCTTTATGTTATAAACAAGTATGTAGAATTAATATACACGATGAAACAATTGTCGAATCGCATAAATCCATTACTGACGCCGCCTTATGGATAATAAATAATAATTTAACTTGTATAAAAGAGATAAATAAAAACAATATTAGTATAATAAGTTCTAAAATATGTGCTGTAGCTAATAATACACGGTCAGTTGCATACGGTTATAAATGGAAATATATTGATACCAATCAAACCATTGAAAATGAAATTTGGAAAGAAATACCGTTTGACATAATTAATATATCTAATTATTTTGTATCTAATTTTGGAAGATATAAAAACAATAAAGGTGAGATTAAAACTGATTATTTGTATAATTCAGGATATAAAAGAATATCTATCAATAAAAAATCATATTTATTGCACCGTTTAGTAGCATTAACATTTTTAGAAAATCCAGATAGCAAAGAAATGGTTAATCATAAAGATGGAAACAAATTAAATAATTCATTAGATAATTTAGAATGGGCTACTTGTTCAGAGAATAATCTACATAAAATTGCTTCTGGTTTATCAAATTGCACGAAAAAAGTAATTCAATATGATTCTAATATGAATAAAATACAAGAATTTAACTCTATTGTAGAATGTTCTAAAGAAATAAATATAAGTGCTTCATGCATAAGTGATAATTGTAGAGGAAAAACACAATCAACAAAATGTGGCTATGTGTTTCGTTATTCATCATAAGTAATTATTCCCGATGTTTAATACATTTTTTATCGATTTGGATGCTTTGTCCTTTTTCATCTTGTGGGACAATATTTAATATGCAGCGCGCCTTTTTACCATACAGTGGTTCTGTGCACCCTTTTTCCTTTCTATTTTTTCGCGTTCTAATTTCCGAATATTTAAATACTTTTGGTTTCTCATCAACGCATCGTGCTCTAAAATGCTCATAACGTTCTCTAACATCACAATAAGATAAATTGGATTTCTTTTTTAGCATGTTATTTACGATTTCATGTAAATTATAAATGTAGCGAGAAAAGGTATCGCGATTTTTCATGTGCTTCATTTGTAATGGATAACGTTTGAAATTATTTGCGAGATTTTTTCTACATGCTCCACATGGTAACACATTTTTTAGAGAAAGAACATAATTTCTATAATTTTGTTTATCCTGAATAGTTGGATTAACTGGATAATTAAAACTGATTGTATGAAGCATATGCCATTGAGTTGGTCCCCATATGGTTGTTAAAAATCCATCACCCGAATAAAAATCGCTTTTTTTAAACACTTTTTGTTTTCTTGTTTTTCCATAAAGCGATTTATTTTTACGAGTTTTTGTCATTTATAATATAAGTATAAAAAATAAAATATACTTATATTTTAATGTCTACAGCTTCTGCATTAGTGATTGAATTTGCAAAATCAACGCAAAATAGTTGCATGTGTTTAGGAATAATATTTATATTTATCATTTTATTTATGATGACTCCACTTAATTCATTTTCTATAACATCCTTTGTTGGAAAAATGGTAATAGTAATACTTTTAATGTATATACTATGGTATAATATGCATCAAACAAATAAATTTTCAAACCAATTCAATGTAAATATATTAAATAATGATGAAGAATGGAATCAAATTAAGACAAATGTTTTATGTAGTTATATATTTTCAGCATTTTTGTTAGTTCTAGCACTTTCAGTAATCAGAAAAATGTTCTAAATTTAATGTTTAGGAAAGAGTATTATTCGTTTATAATATATTCTAATTTATTCTTGTTTAATATATATGAATACTTCTTATAATAGACCAGCTACCCCTATTTTAAAAATGGGTGGAACACCTTCTATGATGCAACGAATCAGTGGATTAATGACTTGGCAAACAATTGCTATTATAATTGTTATATTATTATTAAGCATGTTTGCTTATTATACCTACAAACAATATGCTGATTCAAAAACTAATTTTTACGCAAATAGAGAAAATGTTCCAAAAGATGAAAATTCGAATAAAACAGCCACTCTAATGCTATTTTATGTAGATTGGTGTCCTCATTGCAAAACTGCTAAACCAGAATGGGAATCGCTAAAGTCGCAATATGACGGAAAAATGATTAATGGCTACACAATTTCATTTATTGAATATAACTGCACAACAGAATCGGATGAAATTAGTCAATTAATGGATAAATATAGCATTGAAGGGTATCCAACCATTAAATTGCTAAAGGATAACCAGGTTATAGAATATGATGCAAAACCAACTAAAACTACAATGGAACAATTTTTAAACACTGTTCTTTAATTGTAAAAATGCGGTGGCATCATCTTCTCCAAGTCTAATCCATTCACGTCTTAATTCACGATTTGTAATAGCTTCTTGAAACATGCTCAATGTCAATGGATTATTATTAATGTAGCATTTAACTGTATTATCAATAGTTTCCAGTTTAATAGTATTTCTAATATAATTCATTGAATTAATTGTCATACATATAATATACTCCAATACAGAAGATTCTGTTGTAACTTCAATATTACGTTGTTCTTCGTTTTCATATGCAAGTTTAACCCCTAATATTTCGTCTTTGTTATCATGATCTCGCAAACATTCATTAATAGGATAATTACATAATACTCCTCCATCAATATAGCAACATTTATCAATAATGGTTGGAATAAATATTCCAGGTAAAGAAGATGACATAGTTATTGCATGAATCAAGCTTAAATCAGGAAAAGATGTGTGAGATAATTCAACTGTTTTAAAAGTATTTAATTCAAATGTAAAAATATGCAAATCAATATTTGAATATTCATAGAATTCTTTTAATGTAATATTTAGACTATGGTCTTTGGCTTCTAATAATGGTTTAAATATTATTTCAGCCAATTTTTTATCAAATAGTCCTTTGTTATAATAAGAATCAAATATTTGTTTAGCACTCACTTTGAAAGCGTCATGCCAGGGTCGTTCAATAATATATTTATTCAAAGTTTCCCAATCATATTTTAAACATATAAATGCTCCAATAACGGAACCAATAGAGGTGCCATAAATAGATTCAATATTATTAAAATTCCAGAAGTGTTCTTTTTCCAAGTGTTCCAATACACCTAAATATCGTAATCCTAAGGGTCCACCACCGCTAATAACCAAATGCTTTATTGTCATTATTATGCATTTTTTAGCAATAAGTATTTAAATAATTATTTATAAAAAGGTTTATAAATAATCGGCGTTTAAAATGTTAAAAGGTGTAAAACAATAAAAATTAGTATTGAAACAAATATTTTTTTCTTATATTCAATTAAATGGCAAATATATTTACATTAGAAAATTTTGAAGATTTTTCGGAAAAACTAAACATTGATGAATTGTATGAAAAAAAACGTCAAGTTGACCTAAGTAAATTAGAGCTTTTTAAAAAGTTATTGAATCGGATACATGTTCGCATTAAGACAGTAGCAAAACATAGCATACACGAAAAATTTTGTTGGTTTGTTGTTCCAGAAATAATTATAGGTGTTCCAAAATATGATCAGGCTGGGTGCATTGCCTATTTAATGAATACATTGGAGGGCAATGGGTTTAAAGTGAGATATTTTCATCCAAATACTTTGTTTATTTCATGGGACCATTGGGTTCCAGCATATGTAAGAACAGAAATTAAAAAGAAAACAGGGATAGCGATAAATGAGTATGGTGAAAAAGTGGAAGAAGAAAAGGAAGAGGAAATAACTGTGGAACAATCTGCATCTGTTCAACAAATTAAAAATAGTAAGAAATATACTCCAATCAATTCATATAAGCCATCAGGTATATATAGCAATGATTTATTAAATAAGATAGAAAACAAACTTGGATAATACTTTTTATATTCTTTATATATAAAACGAATATGAAAACAAAAAGACACAAAAATAAAAGAATGACCAAAAGAATGACCAAAAGAATGACCAAAAGAATGACCAAAAATGTAAAAATGAAAGGTGGGTTTTCTAAAAATATTATGATAAATAATGAATCTTATACAATTACATTATATCAAAATTTGCCGGAAACTATTAAAAATAAAGCAGCACTTATATGTAATAATATGTATGAAAATTTTTCCGATAAAGATACATATGAATTAGTATATGATTATTTAAGTTCAACGGATAAAAATATATTTATATTAAGCGATAATTTAGAAAATATAATTTCTTTTATAATTATGAAAAATAATTTATGTGAAGATTCGCGTTGTTTTAATTGTAATGATAACATTTGTAGTTATATAATATTAACATGTGTTTCTCAAGAAAAAAGAGGAATAGGTATTTTTAAATATTTTTTAAAAGAAGTTGAAAATTATTTGAAAGAACTGAATGTAGATTGCATTAGATTAACAGCTGTAAATAGGTCGGTGTTTAATATTTATAGAAAAATTGGTTTTAAATCTGAAAATATAGAAGATAGTACATGTGAGTTTAAAATGATTAAATATTTGTAATTAAATGTTCTATAAATTGTTTTCCACTCATTGGAATATTATTTGTATTATTATCAAAGTCTTTAATATTAACACGATACACTAAAAATCCTTTTTGTTTTAATACTTCACTTTCATGTCTTAATATAGGAACACTCAATCCGCAACCAACTTCAAATATAATAGTATCAACTTTATTTATTTTATTTTTAAAATCCTTATATGCATAGTATTGTTTTTTATTAAATTTATAATCTCCGTCACAATAAAATTGAATATTAGGTCTAATAATATTATTGCAAATCTTACATAGGGGTAATTCATCTATTAATTCATTAAAATTAACATCATTACAATGCAAGCATTTACTTTCAAAAATATTGCCATGAACTTCAAAAAGATTGTCTCCTATAAACATTCCATCAATATTAGTAGTAACAACAAAAATCTTATCTGTATTTATTTTTAATAAATTAGCGCATTTTTTTTTAAATAAATTAATATTTCTATAAAATTTTAAAGTATCATTTTCATAGTTTGATAACGAAAATATATCATAGTAATTAATTTGTTTCATCTCTTCAAATGTTTCGATGCCATAATCTTTTGTTATACCTGAACCACATAAAATAATAATATTTTTATTTTTTAAATTTATATCTTCTATTTTTGTGTAAAAAGATGGAGTATTTGTATATTTTTGATTTAATATTTTATAAATAATTGTTTCGTCAATTTCTTCCATTAAAATAATAATATAATAATAATAATAATAATAATAATCAATTTTTTCCATCTTTGAAAAGGTTGTAACGAAGTAAGAGCCAAAAATTATTTTAATTAAATATTATTTTCAAAGAATACTAATATAGAAATTCTAGATGTATTAATTTTAGTTCTTTTTAATAATGAATGTTTATAATTATTATTTATTTCATTTGGAATAAATAATAAATCTCCATTTGTTAGTTCATAATCCGTATTTTCACTTGTTTTATTTCATTAAACAATTTTTCCAAAAAGTATTTTCACTTTTGAAAAATGGACAAAAAATGTCCAAAATCGAAAACCCAAAATACTTTTTGGAATTTTTTTGCAGAAAAACTGGTTGTGACGATAATGCTCTAAAAATAAAATTTAGAAAAATAAATATGTGACCATACAAAAAAAATATATTTTTGCAAAAACAACTTAGGAACTTTTTCTGTTGATAAATTAAGCAACAATGTTGACAAATTTAGTTCCTGAAAGTTCCAAAAATTACTGTTGTAAAAAATGTAATTATATATCGTCACGTTATAGTCAATATTTAAGACATTTAGCAACCGATAAACATAAAATCAACAATTCATCAACGTTTGTCAACACAAAAAGTTCCGAATGGTCTTGTGTTTGTGGAAAAGTGTATAAAGAACGATCAGGATTATGGAGACATAAAAAAAAATGCGAACTTAAAAGTTCCAATATTACCGCCGAACTTGTGATAGAACTAATAAAAGACAATAAGGAAATGAAACAACTATTAATGGAACAAAACAACACAATTCAACAACAAACAAACACGATTAATAATTTAGTTTCAACAAAACAAATAGGAAATAGAGTCAATATAACTAACAATTCAAACAATAAAGCGTTTAATTTAAACTTTTTCTTGAACGAAACGTGCAAAGAAGCATTAAATATGTCTGAATTTGTTAGTTCAATTAAGGTGAGCTTAGACGACCTTGAAAACACGGGAAGAAAAGGATACGTACAAGGCATTTCTAATATTATACTTCGTAATTTACAATGTTTAGAACAACATCAAAGACCTATACATTGCAATGACCAAAAAAGAGAAATAATTTACATTAAAGATAATAATAAATGGGAAAAAGAATGTGATAATAAACCAATACTAACAAAAGCAATAAAAGTAATTGCAAATGAAAATATAAAGCAAATTAGAAATTGGCAAAAGAAATATCCTGATTGCATGGATTATGACTCTAAACAAAATAATTTATATTTAAAAATTGTTAGTAATTCTATGAATGGACTAACTGAAGAAGAAAGTCACACAAATATTAGCAAAATTATAAGTAATGTTGCAAAAGAAACTATAATTGATAAAACACTTTGAATATTATATTTATAATATATATAGATGACAACACAAAAACATAAAACAAAAAATAATGTTACAAAAAAATGCAGACCAAGTCAGAAAGAATTAAAAAGTTATTGTAAAGAACATGCAAATACCTTTAATCGTTTTGAAGAAGAATATGAAAAAAAATTCAAAACAAATTTTAAGGCACATGATAGAGACACAGAGAAAGAGTTAATTAAGCTATTTAAAACTCCATTTACACCAAGTAAATATAAACCACAAGACGATTATTATACTTATATAAATTATCAATGGATAACACAAAAAACTGAAGAATTAAAGAAACAATTAAAATATTACGTTCAAGTTGATAGTTTTAGAGTTACTCAAGAGAAAGTGTATTATGAATTAATTGATATTGTGAAAGAATATATTAAAAACAATAAGTCAAAAAAAGCGTTAGCGATTAAAAATGTATATGAATCATTATATAATTTAGATTCTAAGGTAATTCAAGGCTATGTAAATAAAGTTGTTGTTAAGTTGGATGATTTATTATCAAAAGATACAATGTTTGAATTTATGGGTGAAGTAAATCAAAACGAAATTGTATCTTGGGGATGTCCGATTGTATGGAACGTTTTGAGAGATGAAAAGAATGTTCATAACTATATATCAACTATTTCAGCACCACAACTAACAATATATGATTATGAAATTTATATTGAAGACACTCAAGACGACCAAAATACACGGCGATATAAACGAGAATTTAAACACAGATACTTGGAATTTATTGGAACCATGTTTGATCTATGTTTAGGAAAAGGTCATGATTTGTTAGCTACTGATGTATGGGATTGTGAATATGATTTATTAACTGCATTAGGTTGCGATATAATTAAAAACGATAGCTTAGATGGTTATAATGTTGTTACCAGGGCGGAAGCACTAACAAAATACGGTTTTAATTGGGATATTATGGCTAGAAGTATTGGTTATAAAACGGTTCCAAGCAAATTTATTTGCACTAGCACAAATTATCTTAAGTGTATAATAGATTTATTAAGTGAAAATGACAATTGGAAAAATAAAAAATGGAGAACGTATTATTTATACATGATATTTAGACAATTAATGCGATTTCACAGTGAATGGAGATTGGCATATTACGATTTTCACGGTAAATTTATAAAAGGACAACCAACACCCTATCCCAAAGAATTATATCCAGTATTTGGATTATCTTTGTGTTTTAATACATTTTTAACAAATGAATATATTGAAAGAAACAAAAAACAGCAATACATTGATTATACTCATAATATGGCGGCAGATTTGTTAACAGTATATAAGAGAATAATTAAAAATAATAAATGGTTATCACCTAAAACAAAACGTTATGCCTTGCTAAAATTAAACCATATAAAACTTGAGGTTGGCAGTCCCAAAATTTTAAGAGAAGACCCAATTCTTAATTATACTAACAATAATGCTTATTATAATTTGCAATTAATTGCAAAATGGAGAGCAAATAAGATGATTGAATTAGAGGGCAAATCATCTGACGTTGACATTCCAATTATTGACTGGGAAGAATTTAAAATGATTGGAAAACAATCTTATGTTGTAAATGCATATTATACACCAACGGAAAATTCTATATATGTTCCTTTAGCATATTTACAGAAACCATTTATAGATTTAGACGAAAGAGGTATTGAATATAATTTAGCACATATTGGTTATACATTAGGACACGAAATGTCACATTGTTTAGATGATTTAGGAAGTAAATATGATTATAAGGGTAATTTACATAATTGGTGGACGGCTCAAGATCGTAAAAAATTTAATAAGAAAGTAAAAAATGTAATTAAGCAATATGAAACATTTGCAGGATACGACGGAATAAAAATGGATGCCAGTTTAAGCACCGGAGAAAATTTAGCTGATATTTCAGGTTTAGCAATATGTGAAGAATATTTAAGAGATTTTCAAGATAAAAATGAGGATATTGTTCCAATTCGTGCATTATCTTTTCATGCATTCTTTGTTTATTTAGCAGTTCAAGCGCGCCAAAAAATATTTGATGAAGCGGTAAAAGCTCAATTAAAAACAAATCCACATCCGATGGATAAATATAGAACAAATTGTCCTTTGGCACGTTTAGAATTATTTAGAAGTCTTTATAATATTAAGAAAAAAGATAAAATGTATTGGGAATCTACGGATACTATTTGGTAGATTTAATTATTTTTTATTTAGCAAAAATATTATTAAAAAAATAATTTTTTTTTCTGTTAGTAATATATAAAATGGCTTCTCGTCGTCGTTCTGCAAGAAGATCTAGATCTGCTCGTCGTTCCAGAGGTGCTGCCCGTACAATGAAGCGTGCTGCTGCACGTGGTGCTGCCGCGGCTGCATCTGCTGCCAAGTCCGCCGCTAAATCCGCAGCTAAGGCTGCTTCCCGTGCCGCTTCTGCTGCTCGTTCTGCCTCTGCTGGACGTGCCGCGGCTGCTGCTCGTAGTGCCTCTGCTGCTGCTTCCAAGGCTGCCTCTGCTGGTCGCAGTGCTTCTGCCGCTGCTTCCCGTGCTGCCGCCGCTGGACGTATGTAAATCATCAGTTTCTTTAAATTGGTTTAACAATTAATTATTATAATTAAATAATAATTAATATATTTGGTTCTTACTTTGTTGCAACATTTTCATAAAATTATATTAATTTAAACCAAGTCTTTTATTTTTTAGTACTTTAATTTTATTACGTAGTTTATTGTATTTGCCTTTATAAAATACTTTAAAGGGTATTATTTGAGGTGTTCTTTTTAAATATAATTCAGTAAAATCATTTGAATATAATATTTGTTTTGCTCTAAAATTCCAATATTCGCGTTGTTCATTCATTATTAATATAATAATAAAAATGTATTTAAGTATTTTTATTTTTCAATAATAAATATAATTTATCCATAAATAAATCTGTGTCATCACACCGTAAATATGATGTTTCATTTAATCCAATAAACTTGTTTACATATTTAAATGTCTCATATATTAATTCTGCTTCATCGACATCGTCTTGGATCCCGCATTCGATGTTTTTATCAATGTTTTTAATTTTAGACATTATCTCTTGAAAAACATCATCTGATACAAGCAAATCAGCTATATGAGAAATGCCATAATTAAAATCATAATTAGAGTCTTTAATACAATTATACAGTTTTGAATTAGAATTTGAATTATAATTAGTATAATCATATCTATTACATACTAATTCTAAAATAGCCCAATTAATGTATGTAACAATATTTGCTTTAAGTTCAACACTCATTTTTAATATTGTTATATAATATAATGCCGAAAAAAACACGCAAACATTTTAGAAAACACACAAAAAAAGGAACACATCTTAGTTGCAAGATGAAGTCGTGCAAAGCACATAAATATAGGTCCGTATACGGTTCAACTGGTGGTAGCATTCGCTCAAACATATCAGCATTTTATTAAGTTATGTTAGGATTTGGATTTGGTGGATTTGGATTCTGATTTGGTGGATTCGGTGGATTTGGATTCTGATTAGGTGGATTTGGATTCTGATTAGGTGGATTTGGATTCTGATTAGGTGGATTCGGTGGATTTGGATTCTGATTAGGTGGATTCGGTGGATTTGGATTCTGATTTGGTGGATTTGGATTCGGATTATTTATATTTTCTAAAACATTTTCTGTTTTTTCTTCAACTACCTTTTTTTCTTCCTCGGCTTTTTCTTCTATTTTCTCCAGCTTATCTTTAGCCACTTCCTCAATAACTGCAGTTTCCGCAGGTTCTGGTATCTTTTCATCTGTCATTAATTTGTCTTCCATCTTTTTCAAATTATCAATCTGACTTTGTGCGGTTTCGTATATTTTTTTTTCAACAATTGCTTCATATAATTTTAATCCATTTACGTAATCCATTTCACATGTTAAATATAATTTAATAATTAATGCGCGTGTTTCAACAACTAATTCTTGCAACCTTTCTTCACTCAATGTAGGAACTATTCTAATTTGTTTTTTACCAGTTTGAGGGTCAATTGTATAAACAAATATTTGATTAATTATTGTTAATAATGCGTTCTGATTGTTATTTGCTTTAGACATCATTTGTTTTAAATTTTCAGCATAATCGCTAAATAATTTATTTGATAGTTTGCCTTTGTGTTTTTTATTAAATTTTGCATCTGGTCCTTTGCATATAGGCATATTATGATAATCGCGCAATTTAATGTCGCTAAATTTAGTTATTTCTGGTTTTATATCTTTGTTGCCGGTAAATACATTATAAAATATTTTTAAATCTTCTTGAAATACCTTTTTTGTTTTTTCTGACATTCCAGTAAATTTGCCACTATTATAATCGTAATTGTCATCATAATACAATTCAACCAATTCAGGTATTCCTGGTTCATCTGTCAATGATTTATTTTGTCCATCCGTATTAATATTCATATTGCATACTTTAGGTCCAACATATATTTCTCCGTTTGAATCAGATTCTAATGAATTGTTATTCTTTAAAGCATTTATACGATTATCACATATGTTTAGTTTATATATTTCTCTTGGGGTGTTAGTTGGTATTTTACTTTTTTCTGACAATGTTGCTTTTACTTTATTACCTTCGGCGTCTCTATAAACATATACTGGATTGATTGTAGTGACGATTGCTGCAAAAATATGAGCAATTTTAATATAAAATTTTGCTATTCCTAGACATATGCGTTTTTTTTTAACTGAATTTTGAACATCTAATTTATCCAATCTATCTCTGTTAAAAAAGATGACTTTATCTTTATCAATTTCATTAACTTCAACACCGTTTTTAACACGTTGTGCTAAATATGTTATTTCTATTTCAGTAAAATAGCGTTGAATAATATCAGATGTCAATATAACTAATTTATCACAATATTCCTTATCGTATAATCGTTTTAAACTTTTAAAATCCATGGTAAGAATATAATAAGTAGCTATATAATCAAGTATTTGAGATATAGATTTTGGTTTTAATTCGTCCTTTGTTTCAGTATTATTTTGTGAAGAGGTTTGATTTCCCATATATTATACTATTAAAAAAAGTATAGTAAAATAACTTTATATATTTAATACATTTTAAATATATAATAAAATTGATTTAAAAAGAATATATCATGTTATATTTAATATAATGACAACAATGATGACCACATTTAATAATGATAAAAGCAAAAAAAACAAGGATAATCAATTTATGAGTTCACAGGATAAAGCTAAATTATGGAATATCTTTGATACTGAAGTTGTTAATCCAGATAAAACAAATGAACCATTAGAATGTTTATATAACAAAACTATAAGTGACAGAGAAAACTGTGAAATGTGTCAATCATCATTAGCATATTCAGATGAAGGATTTCTTACTTGCACAAATAATAGATGTGGAATTATATATAAAGATTCGTTAGATCATTCACCTGAATGGAGATATTATGGAGCTGATGACAATCAACATTCTGATCCAACAAGATGTGGAATGCCTATTAATCCATTATTAGAAGAATCTTCATTTGGTTGCAAAGTTTCATGTGGAGGAGGAGCATCATATGAAATGCGAAAAATCAGAAGATATACTGAGTGGCAATCTATGCCTTATAAAGAAAAAAAATTATATGAGGAATTTCAAATAATTACTATTTATGCTCAAAATGCAGGAATTTCTAAAAAAATAATTGATGATGCTATTAGATATCATAAAAAAATTTCTAAATATGATCAAAGTTTTAGAGGTGATAATAAAGATGGGTTAATTGCTGCATCAATTTATATATCATGTAGAATTAACAATTATCAACGAACTGCAAAAGAAATTGCTACAATATTCAATTTAAATAAAAAAGACGCAAGTAAAGGATGCAAAAAAGCACAAACTATTATAAATGATCTTGAATCAGATATGTATATTAAAGATAAAACCGTATATTGTGATACTAAACCAGAAAATTTTATTGAACGATATTGCAGTAAACTAAATATCAATAAAGAACTTACTAATTTATGTAAATTTATTTCTAAAAAAATAGATAAAAATAATCTGATGCTAGATAATGTTCCTCACTCTATTGCTGCAGGTATTGTTTATTTTATATCACAATTATGTAGATTGAATATATCAAAACGTGATGTAACAAATGTTAGCGAAATTTCTGAAGTAACTATTAACAAATGTTATAAAAAATTAGAAAAAATGACAGTAGAACTTGTCCCACAAGTTATTCTCAATAAATATTCTGTTACTTAAATTAAATATATATCTTTAGAATAAATTCGTAATCTTATTAATATTATAATACTAAAACTTTATATGTTACATATTCCAAAAATTGTTTTTATTGTTCCTTACAGAAATAGACCGCAACATAAATTCTTTTTTTCAAATTATTTAAATACTATTATGGAAGCAAATAACGAGTATGAAGTATATTTTTCTCACCAATGTGATGCACGCTCATTTAATCGGGGAGCAACTAAAAACATTGGATTTTTAGCTATCAAAAATAAATATCCAGACAATTATAGAGATATTACTTTTGTATTTAATGATATTGATACTATTCCATTTGCTCCTATTTTTGATTTTGAAACCGTTCCTGGAATTGTTAAACATTTTTATGGATTTAAATATGCTCTTGGAGGAATAGTAGCATTGAAAGGTTCCGATTTTGAAGCAACAAATGGATATCCAAATTTTTGGGGTTGGGGAATGGAAGATAATGTTTTACAAAATAGATGCACTAAAATTGGACTTAAAATAGATAGAAGTCAGTTTTTTCCTATAGGAAATCCAAATATATTACATTTATTTGATGGAGTTACTCGGGTTATTAATCGTAAAGATCCTTGGAGAGCAACGCATGATGATGGTATTGATGGTTTAAGAACAATTCATAAATTAGACTATGTAATTGGTTCTGAATCAAGTAATCCTTTAGATAATGTTCATACTGTAAATTCTGATAAAATATTTATGATAAATATTACCACATTTATGACAGGAAATCGTTTTGAACATGATAATTATTATAAATATGATTTAAGAGAACCACCTCGAAAAATAATTAATCCAGATAGAATTAAAACACATGTGATTGATCACTTAACAGATGATTGGTCTAATATTCCATTTTATCCAACAAATGAAAGAAAAAAGGAAATGATTGAACAATACGGAGAAAAGGTAGCAAATGAAATAATACAATATAGTTATGAACATTCAACTGATCCAACTAAAGAAGTTAGCCCTCCATTGCATCAACTTGTTAGACCTAACTCGGCTACTATCAATCACCAATCACAACTCAATAGAATACAACAATATAATGATTTTTTAAGACAGCGTAATTCAAATCAACGAATTGCACCACCGAATATAAATAAATATTCACCAGAATATGCCAGAATTATTGGTGCAAAACCTAAAGCAACTGCTTCAGCATCTATTAGGCTCGGTGGAGTATATCGATAAATAAAAAAATAAATAAATTATGCAAACATAATAAAAATAATCTATAAATTATTGTTATAATGTCAATAACATCTTTAGCTGATATTAAACACGCATTTTATATTAATCTAGAACATCGCACCGATCGTAAAACACATGTTGAAACACAGATGAATTCAATAAATGTTAGTTGTGAACGTTTTAACGCAATTAAAATGGACAACGGTGCAATCGGCTGTAGTATGAGCCATCTAAAATTATTGCAAGAAGCTGTTAAAAATAACTTAGAGCACATATTAATTGTGGAAGATGATATTACCTTTTTAGACCCAGACTTATTTAAAACCCAAATAAATCGTTTTTTTGAATTACACGGCAATAATTGGGATGTTATTTTATTAGCAGGAAATAATATGCCACCATATGAAACCATTGATAATACATGTATAAAAGTATCGCGATGTCAAACCACAACTGGATATTTGGTAAATGGACATTATATCAAGGTGTTAATGCAAAATGTTAAAATGGGACTAACAAATTTATTAAATAATCCAAACGCACACAGTCAATTTGCAATAGATAAATTTTGGTTTGTTCTACAAAGTTCAAGCAAATGGTTTCTAATCATTCCACCAACGGTAATTCAATTAGAAGGTTATAGCGATATTGAAAAACGCGTTACAAATTATGGTTCTCTAATGACGGATTTAGATAAGGAAGAGATGTTTAAAGCAGCTAGAGAAATGCGCCGTAGACAACAGTTGTTAAAACGCTGATTAAAAATCAAAAAAATATTTGTGTGTTTGCATATTTAACATGTTTTGTTTTAAAAATGGGTCTAAATGTAGTCCAACTGCATAGTCTTCCAAATATTCTTTATAAATTTCACCTTTTTTAGATATTAAATCAAGAACGGCTAATTCAGATAATACATAAAATCGCCCACTGCAATAACGTGTTTCCAAAATAGGAAGATTCTCTGGTAGTTCTGGATGAATTTCATGATATTGACTCAAATATGGCTTATCTACATTTACAATATGTCCTGCATAATGTATTTTGTTTGAGCTAGTTAACAGTATTTTTTGAACTGTGTTAAGAAATGCGGAACTTGTTAGATTCTGGTCGTCGTCCGTTTTGAGAATATATTTAAAAACATATTCTTTATTGATAGCTTCATATGCTGATACAACTTTTTTAGGTAGAGAATTATAATCGTCTTCAGTCTTGACATATAAAATGTGTTCATCTACGTCAAATGTGTAATTGCTTGTTAAATCGGGGTTTCCAATAACGTGAAAATAAGGCATTAATGTAAACCCGTTTAGCCACGTTTGTTTTTGTTTCAATGCTTTAAATCTATATTTTTCGCAATTAAAAATAAGTAATACAAAATCAGAAGAAATGAAAGTCATATTAAAACTTATAGATAAGTATTTAAGTTTTAATATAAATATATTTAATAAATATTTAATATAAAATGATGAAATTTATATTTAATGAAAAAAGTGTTCCGAATATTAATTTAAGCACAAGTCTAATTACTCTAAGTACGTGTTGGTATATTTTAAAGTCAAAATTTAATATTGATACTTATTTGGAATGGATAAGAAATTTTCTATCAATGGTAAATAATTTTAATTTAGTCATTTACACGGATAATAAGTCCATAACTTATTTGTTGCCTTTTATAAATAATGGAGATGCAAGGATAAAAATAATAATTAAGCCGATGAGCCAATTTTATACATATAAATATAAAAATAACTGGATAATAAATCATGCAAATAGCGATTTAGATTTACATAAAAAAATCGATTGGAAATTAAATATGTTGTGGAATGAAAAGATATTTTTTATGCAAGAAACAATACAAAATCGTTATTTTAATACAATGTATTATGGATGGTGTGACATAGGATATTTTCGAAATAGACAAAATGATTTGCATACAAATTATTTGCAAAGTTGGCCTAATCCCAGAAAATTATTATCAAGTCCGTTTAACAGCTCATTAATACACTATGGATGCGTTCAGCAAAATCCAATAATTTACAACAATTTAAAAGCTAATATACAAGAACATTATAATAATAGATTAACTAGTCAGCCAACTAACAAACTACTAGAGAATTGTTTTTCAGGAGGATTCTTTATATTAAAACCAGAATTAATAGATGTTTATGCAACAATATATAATGAAAAATTGTTATATTATTTTACAAATAGGTTTATAATAAAAGATGATCAAACAATTGTTATGGATATAATATTTACAAATCCAGGTTTATTTTATATACATAATGAATATGATAAACGATTTGATAATTGGTTTATGTTTCAGCGTTTATTAGTGTAAAATGTTATTACGAAATGCTAAGCCAATCGTTTGGAAAAAGATTGCAAGTGTTAAGTCCTGCTTCTGGTTTAAACCATTTTTCGGGATAACATACTATTTTGTTAGTATTATTATTTAAATATGCTCCCCACCAACTAAATGTGCTATTTGCAATAATATTATGCGAACATAAGCTCATTAATAGCAATTGTTCCCAATCTTCTAATAATGGTTCAGCTCTAACAAAAGATAATAATGGAAATTCATTTTGTAGTAGTTCTATTGTATCTTGAACTTCTTGTAAATCAGCATCCTCGCAAAAATAGTATATAGTTGTGCATTTGTTAGTTGGGTTATTCAAAATATGTATTATAGCTTGTTTGTAATAGTTGTTATCTAAAATATAGTAAACATTTGGATACTTTTTATAATCTCCTAGACGAAAATGCATTGATATGCAATTATTTGTATTTGTATTTGTATTTATAACATATTTATTAAGTAATGCTTGTTTTTGGGTTTCAATCTTTAATAGTTTGCAAATGATGGATTTATAATTATCAAAATAAAGGGGACTTTGATAATAACCAACTAACAAAGTTGGATAAACTGGCGGTGGCAACGGTTGGTAATGAAACCCGCGTTCATGAAAAATATTATATTGTGGGATTTCTTCTATATTTTTTAAAAACGGTTTCAATGAAATTAAAAAAGTATTCCAATATGTATATCTAATAGTTCCACCATTTTCTCCAGTTCCTAATTGATAATTATTTAAGAAGAAAAAAGGTTTTGAATTCTGTAGTGCGTAAGAAATGGTTGTAAATATTTGAAACAATTGGTTGCCGAGTCCGCCTTGTAATTTGCAAGAAATCATTGTTAAATATATAATTTAAAATAATTATTATCTTTAAATTATAATTATTTAGTTAGTTTAAAATACTGTATTTAATAATTAGTATCTGTTTAATCACCTAAAAATGGTCTTTCTTTCGTCTTATCCAACTGATATATTTCTCTCCTGGTTTATAATTTTGTTCATCATATATTTTTCTAAAATCTTCTGCGTGTGTGTTACAAATACATATTTTTTCTCTTTCATTACATAAATAATCTGTTTTTTTATAAATAGGCTTATCTTTATGGGATAAATAAAAATCCAACATATTATTTATAATTTCTTGTTTTTCAGGATTATTTTCAAAATATTTATCTGTGAACATGTTATATCTGATTTTTATGTGGTCTAAATAAGGAACATCAATAACTTTATATGTAGATCGTATTATTTCTATTTTTGTATCAGATATTGATGTAAAAAAGTCTGTATAATTATCTTTATTTGATAAATAAGAAGCCATATAATAGTAAATGAGTTCTTATCTTTATTTTATTTTATTATTATTAATATATTTAAGTTGTTATTGCTTCTTTTTTATTGAGTATTCTTTCTTTGTTCTTTTGATACCATGTTTCTTTATATGCTTTAATTCTGTCTTTGTTTTCTTCAATGTATTTTTTTGTTTTCTCTTGTATTTCTTCTTTATGTTCTTCTCTATATTGTTGATTTTTTTCAAGTATGGCTTCTTTATTGTTATTATAATGTGCTTTTTTATATTGTTGTATTTTGTCTTTATTTTTTTCTCTATATAGTTTTTGTTGTTCTCTTCGTTTATTTAATTTTTCTTCTTCTAATTGTTTCTTAGTGTCTTCTTCCTGTTTCTCTGTTTTTGTTAAGCTATTTTGGAAGTCCAAATGGGCTTTGGATTGTAAATGTCGGTGCATATTACCAAATGTATATTGGCGACCGCATTCACAATTAATAACTTCGCTTTTTTGTTTTTTCACCTTTTCGGCGTTTTCTTCTCTCCATTTTTTCCCAGCTATTTTTGCTTCTTCTTTATGTTCTTGACGATATATTTTTTTCTGTTCTGCTATTTCTTCTTTATGTTCTTGATTATATTGTTTTTGATATATTGCTATTTCTTCTTTATGTTCTTGTGCATATTGCTTTTGATATTGTATTTTAGTTTCTCTATTTTCTCCATAATGCTGTTTAATTTTATCTAATATAGCTGGTTTGTTTTCTTCATACCAATCTTGTTTTTGCTTAATTTTTTCTTCTGCGGTTGTATAAGGTTTGTTTGTGTTTAGTGTTGCATTTAATGTTTGAACCCAATAATTTTCTCTTGCTTCAGCTTGTCTTTTATTTGCACATTCAAATTCCTCTATTTGAATCATAGACCAGTTGTCCCAATCACCATAATGTCTTATAAATTCATATACATATCTTGTACAATTTAAATCTTCGCAACAAATTCTATGATTATTTTTTCGCTGTTCAAAGTTAGTTGTGTGTCCAATATAAATATCAGTTATTGATGTATCGTCGCAACACAATTTATAAATAATTGTTTTAGAATAGTCTATTTGATTTTTAGGCATTCTATAGTTTGTAATATAAAGTTGTCTTTATATTATAATTTATTAAAACTTATTATAGAATCTTATTTTGTTTCAATTTTATTTAAAAGTCATCAGTAAAATCAAATGCAATATCCGTGTTGGATTTGTTAGCGAGAGCATATTCTCCGATTTTACGCTCGAACATATTCGTCTTCCCCTCAAGACTAATCAGCTCCATCCAGTCAAAGCAATTGGTAACATTATAAATTTTTTTGTATCCGAGTTGAACGCATAATCGGTCAGCTACAAATTGAATATATTGTGTCATCAATTGGCTATTCATCCCAATTAATCGGCACGGTAATGCCTCACAAATAAATTCCGTTTCAATTTCAACGGCTTCTCTTATAATTTCATGAATGCGACTTTTTTCCATTTTTCTAACTAATTTAGAATATAAAAGCACCGCAAATTCGCAATGAAGTGCTTCATCTCTTGAAATAAGTTCGTTACTGAATGTTAATCCAGGCATTAAACCGCGTTTCTTTAACCAAAAGATACTGCAAAATGCTCCGGAGAAAAAGATACCCTCCACACATGCGAATGCTACTAAACGTGTGGCAAAAGAAGAACGATTATCGTGAATCCATTTTTGAGCCCAATCAGATTTCTTTTTAATACACGGAAAATGGGTTATTGCATTAAAGTATCTATCTTTTTCCTCCTTGTCTTTAATATATGTTTCTATTAGATTACTATAAGTATGACTATGAATATTTTCCATTGCAATTTGAAACCCATAAAAAGCTCTTGCTTCCGACACTTGAATCTCTGTCATAAAACGTTGTGCTAAATTTTCCAAAACAATACCATCGGAAGCGGCAAAAAAAGCTAATATCATGGAAATAAATGTTTTTTCATCGGCTTCAAGACCATCCCAGTGTGTCAAATCTTTAGAAAGGTCAATTTCTTCTGGTCTCCAAAAACAATCGATTTGTTTCTGATACATTTGCCATATATCCTGATGCTTTATTGGAAACATAACAAATCTATTATCATCTGGAACTAACAATGGTTCAATAATATTCTTCGACATCCTAAATAATATATAGAGTAGATTTTATATTTTTTCAATAATATATTTTAATAAAATTTTTAATAAGTAGTTAAATTAAGAATGAGCTTACCTTTAGCACAAAGAGATTTGCAGTTAATACAAATTCAAAAGGAAATTAAATATAAAAAGAATTTATTGCTTAAAAAAAAGAAAGATTTAGATAAAAAAACAAAATTAAATGAGTTCTTAGATGATGTAAAAGACGATTATAATAAATATTATGATTATATTGTCAATGAAAAACGGCAACAATATTCTGCTTTATTGCTACTTAAGGAATATATGGATGACCTCATTCAAACAGAAAATTTAGTAAATGATCAACTTAGAATTGCAAAACACGACCAAAAAGATATACTTCGAGAAATTGACAACGTTAAAGCTGAATTAGATGAATTAGTTGAATGATTTAAAATAATATATTAAAACAACTTAAAGAAAGTTTACAGGAAAAGACTGCGACTTTTGTAAATATTGGTTTTGTGATAAAATAACATACTTATATATAGATGGCTGATTTAGCAACTGCATTAGAACAATTAGGAAATAAAGTTCGGTCTATTAATGATAAAGTTAGTGCAGGAAAAGACCAAGTTAATGCATACAAAAATTCTATTATTGGAAAATTAAGATTAATTGTAGAACAATTAAATAATTTAAAAAACAGCGATGGTCTAAAGTCTATTCCTGGATTGCGTAACGAATTAATGCAGAGTAAAAAATCTTTACAACAAAAAACAGATGAATTAAATAAAACTCAAGAAGAATTAAAACAATCCAATGATACTATACAATCATTAAGAAATGAATTAAATAATGTGCAACAACAAATAAGAAAAAAAGAGCAAGAAATTGATGATTTACGTAACACAAATGACAAAGTAACAAAAGAGTTAAATCAAAAAATAGAGGAATGCGAAAAATTAAAAACAGAGAAAAATAGAATAGAAGAAGAACTTAATGCTAGTAAGGCTCAAATTGATGATCTTGCTAAAAAAATAAATGACATTAATGCTGAACTAACAAATAATGTAGATACAATACAAAGTATTGCAGGAGAATTAGGAAATGTAGATAGTGGAGAGATGGCTGTCCAATTTCAAGCAATTACAAAAAATATTGCTGAAATTATAGATATGATTAATAATCCAAATGCAACCCCTGGACCAAACCCTGGACCAAACGTAAATCCGAATGCAAATGCTCAATATAATGCTAGATCGGCTTATGAAGATTTAACCAATGAACAAAAAGAAGAACTCCGAAAAAAAATGAGTAGGGAAGATAGAGAAGAATTTTATAAAAGATTAAATATATATGAACTAAATCCAAAAACTCCTTCAACTAAAGGTGCACTAGATTACTTTCTAAAGAAATATAATATGATGGGAGGAAGAATGGGAGGAAGAATGGGAGGAAGAAGAAAATCACTAAAAAAACATTATAAAAAAAATAAAAAAACGAACAAATGTTTAAAAGGTGGTTATATTTATAGAACTAGTAAAGAATTAGATAAAGCAAGTTCAATAATAAATGTGTCTAAAACACAATCTTTGCCAAAAAAAATGAAACGTAAACATACAACAAAAAAACATAAATATTAACTCTTTTTCTATAATAACATACCTTTTAAACCAGGTAAGTAATTACAGTATTCAGGCCATTTACCATATACACGTCTAAAATGTAATGCATCTGGATACATTCGTCGCAATATAATTTGTTTTCTCTCCGCAACTATTTTCTTCCATGTTCTTTGAATAATTCTTAACCAAAATGTCTTTAAAATGGCAATTTCTTCTTGTGTAGGAAGTAATATACATTGTGCTATTTCTGGTTTAATATAATTTTGTCTAGTAATAATGTTTGTATAATTGCGAATAGTAGGGTGTCCAAATCCAAATTCAAACCCTTCCATCCTATAATTATCTGATAAATACTCTATATCCATATTCATATCAAATGCATAGTCTGATTCATCATTATCAACTGAATATGATAAATATGTATATGGATGATATTTATCAAAAACTAAATAATGGGTTTCAATATTAGGGTCACTACTAGATGTTTTTCCGTGTATAAGGGGGTAATGTAATTCACATAGTATTAAATAACCTTTTTTATTCATATTTAATATAATTATTATATTAATAATTATATTTATTCAATTTTTTTTAAAACATTATATTATATAATATGAGTTTTGCAAGTGAAGCTTCAAAATTATTAACCAACAAGTACTTTTTGTATTTTATGGTTTTTTTATCAGCAACAAATGTATTAGGATATTTAGTAACTAACAAATTAAATGCGGTGGCTTTTTTTGCTTTAGTTAGTTTATTAACATATCACTTTAGTAAAAACATGGCAGTCATTTTGTTAGTAGCAGTAATTATGACAAACTTTATGATGTCTAATAGATTATTAAGAGAAGGTTTAGAAACACAAGGGAATATACAAGAAAAAGTAGCAGCGAAGGCCGAAAATGTTGATCCCGAAATTGCATCTACATTGCCTATTGTTCAAAAAGCAAAAACAAACGAAGAGGTAAAAGAAAAAATTAAAACAGCTGCAAATAATGCAACTACTCCACCTCCTGTTTCTGATGTAAACAATGAGGATTTAAATACAACTACCGAAGAAGCAAACGCACCTGAAGGATTTGGTGAACAAATAAAAGGTAAAAAAGGTAAATCAGAAAACTTTGGACCAAGATTGGATTATGCCGCTACTATAGAACAATCATATCAAAACTTAGACTCTATTTTGGGAAGTGATTCGATTAAACAACTAACAAATGATACACAAAAACTAATGGCTCAACAGCAAAACTTGTTTAATACAATGAATCAAATGGTTCCAGTATTAGAAGGGGCACAGGGTTTGTTAGAAAAATTTAATATTGGCGATTTGCAAAAATCGTTGCAAAGTATAAGTGGTTTAGGAAAAGCCCCCACCATTGCTGGAAAATAAACTGACGGCTTTCATTAATTTATTTTAAGTATATAATATATTAATGAAAAAGTGTCCTCCAGGGGTTATTTGTGTTGAAAATATAACAATTGTTTTGTTAGTTATAATTCTATGTATATTAGGGTTCCTAATATATACAAATTCAAGCAAAAATATTAACAATATACAAATAGAAAATGACAGAGAACCATCAGGTGGTTGGTTTCAACGTTTAATTCCGAGTTGGCCTTATACTAACTTGCCAAAAGATGTATTGTTGAACCCATATGATGCACCTTATAGAGACGAAAGATATTTTATTAATAGCGCAATACCAATAAATGCAGTTCCAATAAATGTAGCTACTAACATTGGTTCTGTTTCTGCAAATACTAGTTATCGTCAAATGGGGATAATAACTCCGTTAAACGGCGAATCAAAGGATAATATTTTGCCATTAATGGGGAAGCCATTACTAACAAATCGTGATAAATGGCAATATTATACCATATCTAATCAGCACAATAATGTGAAGCTACCTATTTCATTTAAAGGCAGAAGTGCGTTAAATGATTATGGGGTAGACCAAATATTTTCCGGTGATACGGTATATGTAGAAGGCTATAATGATGCGTTTAGAGTAACTGTGTATGAAAATGATACGATAAAGTATTTGCCATTTCTTTAAAGATTTTATATAACAATTTAAAGATATAAAGATATTATATAATTATGTGTAATTATATAATATATTTATTTTCAAAAAACTACTTACAACCATTTAATAAAGAATTTAGAAAGGGGTACAAAAATGGGTGGATAAATAATATTAAAAATTATAAACCATAACATATGCCGATTTTTAGGAATATAAAAAAAATTGATTTAAAAATAAATCATAATCTAACTATTAAAGCATTACATCACTATTAAAGCATTACATCACTCTACAATGACAACAACTATTTTAGAGTCTTATTTCTGGGAAATAATTTTTAAAAAAATAGATGAATTATGTAGTCAATATAATTTAATAAAAATTGAAGGCTGTTATGAAATATGTAATATTAGTAACGATAAATATGAAATTAATATTTATAACCATGGTCATCCACAATTCGATGAAAACCTAATAGAAACTACAATAATTAACAAAAAAACTAATGAAGTTAAATATACAAACACTTATTTATATTTAGCTTATTGGGACGTAAAAAATGTAACCTTACCAAAACCGACGGTTGAATTTATTGATGAAATATTTAATAATTTACAAGAAAATTTGGTTATATAATTCGGCGTTTGAAATGTAAAAAGGTGTAA